GCCGTCGGCATTGTCGTCTTGGTCCGCGAAGCGGCCTTGTTGCGTGCGTAGTTGCTCATTATTTGCCTCTCAGGATCTGCATGATCTGTTTGATGAATTCGACGGCCTTTCCTGCGCCGCCTTGCCCCATTTCGCTGCTAAACCATCTCGCAGCGGCTTCTGACTCGGGCACCTTGAGCTCGTCCAGGCGCATGGTTGCCCTTCCGCTGTTGGCCTGCTGGTTCTGCGCTTTGGTCTGCGCATCGGTCAGTGCCTTCATATGCGGCAGCATCTGCATTACCTGGTTGGCTTGTGCCTGGGACAGTTCCCCCGAGGCGACGGCCGCTGCCGTTTGTGCCTTGATGAGTGCTTGCTGTTTGTCCCACCCGCTCCCCTGGATCTCCGGGTTAGCCAGGAATGCGGCGCTGTTTCCCTCCTGGGTGGCCTTGTAGGTGTTGGCCTTGGTCAGGTCGATGTTCGCCCTGATCTGTTCGATGGCCGCCCTCTGCATGAGCGCGCTTCCTGCGCTGTTCACTCCCCGGCTGATTGGTTCGAGTTCGTTCTGCACGGTCGGTGCAGTGTTGCTTGGTGTGCTGTTACCTCCGTTCAATGCGGTGAGCATTGGGTTCAGTCCCGCGTTGAGCATGTCCCCGATTGATCGGGAGTACTCCGTGTTCGACATGCGCTCCATCCAGTCGCGGTTCTCTCTGTTGAGCTTGATGTTTGCTTTGTTGGCGGAGTGCTGGCCGATAAGGCCCAACACTCCCCCTCCTATGCTTCCGGCTGCTGCCCATCCTGCCATGGTGTTCTCCTAGAACCGGTCGATGCCCGGCACGCTGTACGCCGGCATCATTCTCGCTACCTGGCTGTCGTGCACGATGTCAATAATCATCTGTGCACTCCACTGCGCGCTCGGCGCCGTCGCCAGTGATCGCGCCAGTGTCTCCTTGGTCTTGTCCAGGATGAACTCCGCATTCAATGCGGGTTCGTCCATGAATTCCTCCGCGTAGTGCCACCAGTCGAGCGGTTGCGGTGCTGTGCTCCTGAGCACGCCCGTGATTTCGTTGGGTGTGTAGCGGTACTCCGCACCTTGTTCCTGGTATCCCCAGGTGTTGTTGCTCGCCACGATAGTCGGCGGCATGTAGATCTCTTGGGTGAGTACGGCCTGTTCGCCGAGGCTCGAAAAGAGCGGGTCCCAAAAGTCCAGGCGTGTGCGCCTGGCTATCCAGTGCCTCCTAAATCCTTGCTGATATGTTGGCGTTGCGCGTACGCACGCCACGCCGATGATGTATCCGTGTTCCGTGGCCGCGAAGTTGAACGTCCTGGCCACGTTGTTGGCGTGCATTTCTGCACCCAGGTTGCCCACTGCGCTTGCCGCGTTGGCGGGTTCTGCGTCGTAAGCTGCCGTCTGTGCGATTGGGTTCACCGTCACGGGTATCTTGCTCCCGCCCAGGTACTCGGGCCGGTTCATCCGGTAGTCGGGGCTTCTCACTCCCCAATGCGCCAGCAGGTTCTCCACGTATCGCGAGCCGCCGCGAGCGTCTCTTTCCAGCAGTTGCTGTGTCACTGCTGCTAGTCTGATCTCGTTGATTGTTTGCGCCGTTGCTGCAGTCAGGTCGGCGACCAGGTTGGAGGGGTACACCCCGCCGTCGCCGCTGACGAATCCTCCTGCGGCGTCAAACCACATCTCTGTCGTTCCCGAGCCTGGGTCTACGACACCCAGGGTCGATGTTGCTGTCACGGGTACTCCCGTGCTTGCTCTCCGCAGCTGCATTGCTGCCTGCGTTCCGGTTGTGACCGGTGCCGCCGCCGTGAATATCGGCGCGGTTGTTCCCAGGGACAGCGTTACCGCTGGTCCCTTCTGTGCGAACGGTAGTGAGCTTGTGAAGTAGTCGTGTCTTTTGCACACACGCAAGGGCATCATGTCCCATTGCGTATCTTCTCCCTGCCCGATCTCGTCCGTTTCGTAGTTCGTGCCAAATTGGCTTGTCCAGAACCATGGTTCGATCAGGTTCTGGTCTCTGAACCACTCGTTGTAAATCCTGAAGTATCCCCAGATCGGCAGGGCGTTGAATTCCAGCTGTATGGCTGGGGGTCCCACTACATCTGCGTATGCTCCTGCGGGCAGTCCGAAGTGATCGAGGACTGAACCGACAGGTATTGTTCTCGTCCCGCCGCCGTCAGCCGGCGGGCTCAGTGTGGGTATCGTCTCGTCTTCCTGGCCTGTGATCAGGTTCTCCCATTGGTTCGTGCTGCCCTCGATGTTTCCACCTGGTGTGAAGTTCGCCTGGATCCGGTTCGGGATCCAGAAATAGAACGTCTCGATATCCAGGTCATCCACTACCGGCGCGATCGGCGTAGCCAGGCGCGCCGCTATTCCTTCTCTGTGTCTCCACGTATCTCCTGGCAGCACTTCTTCACACATGATCGGTATCAAATCCGATGCATCGAATGCCATCTTGCGCGTCTGCCTCAGGTTAAACGCGCTGCGTGGAACGTCTACGCTCGGGATTACGGCGAAGTTGTGTTGTCTGCTTGTCTTGTTCCTATTCATCTCTCTGCTCCTGTGATTGCCTCTCGGCTCCGTGGGTTATCCACGGGATATACACATGTCCTCATGTGTATATCCGGTGGGTAACCCTTCTTACTCCGCGTCTGACGAGCGCCCCAGGGCGCACGTCGTCAGACGCTCTTATTCTTCTTCTTCGCGCGTGCGCGCGCGATCTCCGCGCGCGCGTGCGCGTTCTTAGGCTTTGCTTCTTTCGCTTTCGCTACTCTCTGTTCCTTGATCATCTCTAGCGCTAGCTTTGATCTCTTCTCCAGCCATCGGTCGTAATACTTCGGCGGTTTCTGCTTCCGCCCTTCAATGACGACGTAGTCGTTCGTATAGACCTGGTTGCCGTAGCGCTCCAGCCACTTGCTGGCGATGCCCTTTGAGCCGTAAGCCCTTGGCTGTTCCAGGGGAACTAGTTCCCCTGTCTCTTCGTCAATCCTGACGTATTGCTGTTTCGCTCGTAACTTCTTGGTTACGTAGCTTGCTGTATATCTTGCTGTCTGTGCCGTGAGCGCTCCCACGCTCACGTGCCCTAATCCCCAGGCCTCTTCCAGGACTGGGTGTGTCCACAACATTGTGGGTTGTGTTCTGAGGATGCGCCTCTTCTCGTCCGCGAATGCGTGGCCGAAAAGGCACGCATGATAGTGCGGGCGAAGGCTCGCATCTCCATATTCTCCGACGGCGTAATAGCGCAGCGGGCCGAGGTGATGTCGCAGTCGTTTCCAAAAACGCTGCATGTCTTTCGTGTAGGCGAGGCTCCCATATTCCGGTAGGTGCTCCTCTGCGTACGTCAGCGTTATGAAGCTGTTGTGTATGTGCGTCGTTGCTTCATGCACGATACGCACCGCCCACTGCCTCGCCTGTTCTTCCCTGCATAGAATGCAGGTTCCGCACGGTAGTGCGATTGTTATATATGCCCTCCCGTCCTGGGGGGCATGCTTCCCAAAACGTACCGGCCCGCCAATGGCGGGCCGGAATGCTGTTATTGGTTTCTCACACGCCATTAGAGCCGTGTGCCTCCCCGCAGAATTCTGCTGGGGTTGTTGATTGCCCGGTACTTGCTCCGGGCCTTGTTGAAGCGCCTTGCATGGTGCTTCCCGCTGATATTCCTACGCATATCTGCCTCCAAATGTAAAGGGCCGACGGAAGTATTTCCGCCGGCCCTCATTGTGCCCCCTGGACCATCTGCCTACTAGATCTAGATGGTCCAGTTGACAGCGCTTGCTTTAGCAGTCGCTGTCTTAGTCAGTCGATCCCTCCCTCAGGTGGGGGTGAGTGACTCGATTGCCTCCCTCAGGTTCCTGACGTGCCGCGTGAGCGTCGCCAGGCGCTGGTGGTGCCTTGTCTTGAATAGGGCGATGACTGGGACGGTAAGGGCCTTGTGAGCCGCCAGGCGCTTCTCCGCTTCGTCCAGTAGCACCCGCAGCCGGGGCGCGTGTGGGTGCTCCCCCTTCCCGAACACCTGTTCGAACGAGGCTGAGGCAGTTTGTGACGATTGTGAGCTTCGGGATGATCGCCCCGCTCTCCTGGTCGAACTCCCCGACTTGCCAGACTTCGAAGTCTTCGGGTTTTTGGCAGAAGTCATTCTTGTCTCCGTTGTTGATTGCTGTTGCGACCGCTGCGACGACGTCCGAAGCCTGGTCCGCCAGGACCGGGCGTTGGAAGTAGTTCAGCAGTCGGTCTCGTATCGCGAAGATCTTCATTTCGCGTCACCTTCCTTTGTCGCCGGCGGTGGTGCCGGCGGCGTCAGTATCTTCTTCAGTTCCTCCGGGGTCAATCTCGTGAGTTCGTCCGTGCTCATGTTCTGCAGTTCTTTCGGCAGTTTCCTTCTCAGCTGCGCCAGGCCTCGAGCCTGGTCCAGGAATCCCCGCAGGTCCGTCGGCAGTCTCGTGAAGTCCCCGAATCGGGGCGCCACTGCCGTTCCCGGTGCCTGTCCGTGCACCATGTACCTGGTCATGATGATGTTCCGGTCGGTGTCGTGTGCCGCTGCCTGGTCGGTCGCCGTCGGCATTGTCGTCTTGGTCCGCGAAGCGGCCTTGTTGCGTGCGTAGTTGCTCATTATTTTCCTCTCAGGATCTGCATGATCTGTTTGATGAATTCGACGGCCTTTCCTGCGCCGCC